GCACCTCTACCGAGGGAGGCTTTAATAGCCCTAATACCCGGGCTTCTTCACGATTTTCGGGATCATTAGCGAAATCTAGCATTTTTTGAGGATCGTTGTTCATACGATCCCTAAACTTCGCCGGAAGGCTCATAAACGCTCTTTTTGCATCTGTCACTACTTGCATAGCCTCAGCAAAACTTGGTATCTCTGATACGTCGCTAAAGCTTTGTAATTGATCTACAGGCAGAGGCATATTGTATTGACGATGCCGAGCACTAATTTTGTTTATATCGCAATCATCTTTAAACTCTTGCGAAGTCATAGAGGGCAAATCATTATAGGTCGCACCCAATTTTCGACCTTCTTTCAACTTAAAATTCATTGACATTTTTTTCTCCTAATAGCCTTTAAAAGGCTCTAATTTTTTTTCTAAATCATCAGCAGATTTCTCATTACGTTTATTAACATTTTTTCCGTAATCTTTTGCAGTATTAGTAACAGGTGTTTTTAGATCAACACCATCACCAAACAAACCACGAAGACCGCGAACAATAGAACCCCAAGGACCAGTACCCGCGCTATCAACAATATCGTTTGTTTCAGGCGACAAAGTATTTTTGTAATTAGCTTGACGAGTTCTATAAGCACTTTCAGCGAATACGGCAGGAAGCAACGCATTAATAGTTTTAGATTCTAAATCGCTTTTTTTTGTCTGAGCTTGAATACTTTTAATAGTTTCATCAGCAACAGCAAGATCTTTATCTAAGCGTTTAGTTTCAAGCGCAGTAGAAGCACTTTTTCGCATCGCATCACCTAAACCAGCAAAAGGATTTTGCCTCATAGCCATTGTACTACTTCCCGCGGGAGTAGAAGCACCTGAACCGCCAGAACCATACATAACCATAGGATTTAACCCTGCTAATTTCATATCTGCTACAGCTCTTTGATAAGCAGTATTAGACATATTTTGTTGCCAAGCTCTATTTTTAGCGTTCTCGCCCTTTTGAGCCTCGACATTCTGATAATTAGTTAAAATACTTGTTCCTGCACCAATTAAATCACCGACTAATCCGGTATTAGCAGAAGAACGAGCAGAAGAGGGAGTAGAACTCCCTCCCCAACCATCAGTTTTCATAGGAAAAGAAGTTTCAACGGGATTAAACATTTTAGATTCCTAAAAATGATCGATATAACCAGGCACGGAATAAACGGGCATAGGTCGGACGCACTTCATATTGATATACTGATCATAAATAAATTGAGGCTCAGTAGGAACCGCAATAGCACGATCCAATGTAGTAGGAGTAGGATCTTCGATGAAAGTAGAATTAAGAGTGGGAGCAGTAGCAAAATCCTCAGAAAGATGCCAATAATCTAAAGTACCTGCAACATCAGAACGAAAAAGTCCTGTAATTTTAGACTTAGCATAACGATATTCCGCGTACCTTTCCTGGTAACCGAAAACTAACTCATTGTTAGCAGGAGTTGTATTATCCCACCATATCTCTTTTTGAAGAACGGCTTGTTCGCCTAAATGAGCATATGAAGGCCAATAGAAATCATCCCGAGTCGATCGAGTCCACATTTTATCGAGACCCTGCTGATATGACAAATCCGCACGAACCGACATAAGTCCAATAATATGACCATGCTCGACAAACGAAGCATTAAACCCTACAGCACCACTAAATACGCCAGTACCTGCAAGGGTACCTTGCTTAGTAGCACCACTTTCTGATGTTTGAGTGATAGTATTAACACCTACGGGTATCGTACCCCCACCAAGATATTCAGGACGTTGCAACCTTGCATCGGGAGAAGTAACTTGAAAATGAGCCTTAATTATCTCAATATACCTGGAACCAGAACGTGCGTCAATCTCATACATTCTTTGAAGTTGAAAAGCAGTCCTGAGGGCATTAATAGTTGAAGCAGTAGCAGTAGATAAATCTGCATATAAACTACCATTAGGATCATATTTGACTTGAGTTCCACCCAAATTAAGATTACCGGAAGCATTTGTTCCCATAGTTGTATATGAAGCACTAACTATGGCAACATCGTTAGTATAATTCCGCATTATACCTGCATTATTAGTATCATTATACAAAATATTGGCAGAAATTCCAAGAGGGAGAGAAACCGCATCACCCTTTTGAGGCCAAGGAAGGCACGAAGTAAAATAATCGTGTCTTTTCCCACGAGGCCGAACAATATAATTCGCCATAGTGTCGGGACCATCATCTTTATCAACAACCAAAGAATCTTGGAGGTTTTGATCGCGATACCACGAATTATAAATTAAATTATATTTGCGATAAGGAAGAGCAGAAACATTTATAGTATTACTGACAAGAGGAATACCGAAGTAATCAGTAAGAGAACCAACAGTCTGATCTTGAACGTCCAATTGAGGAATAGTGTAATCAATAGAATCACCTGGGTCGATTTGCTCACCCATAAACTTTTGAAAATTATCCCACACTAAACGATCTGGAACAAAGAAGAAATGAAAATCACAAAAAAGATTATCCATTAACGGTTTTTGTAAAGTAGCAATCCGAGCAAAACAAGTAAGAGAAGCGTTAAAAGTATCACCAGGGAGAACCTCATCAACCATTATGGGAATCAACTTTCCTGCATCAAAAGTAGTTTTATAATTGCTAGACCGATTAAATACAGATCGCTGAATATTAGCGGAAGGAACTTGGGAAAACTGATGAATCATATTACTACGCAAGCTTTTCTCCTAAATACTCCACGGCAAGGCCAAGAGCTTTTTTGGCCTCATAAGTAGCCATGACACCGCTAGCATCATCCCAAATACCGATTTCGAATATAGCAAAGTCATGAGGAAACTTATTATATTCCGTTTGAGGGTCTTTGACAACGTCAGTAAACGCCCGAAGACCGCTAGCAGTTGTTTGAGAATAAAAGGGTTTTCCCCAAATCTCAGATTTTGAATCATGAATTGTAAACACTTTCCATTGCATTTTGTTTTTCCTTTAAACAAGATTTTTTTTATATAAATTAGCTTTTGTAATAGCTATTTTATCTCTGTTAAGACACCTATCCCAATCGACATCAATTTCTCTGGACATCGAATCAACAGTAATCAAACCGCTTTCTTTTAACTTTTTTCGACGAGAAGCCTTTAACTCCTTTAACTTTTCAGGATCAGTAAGTTCCAAATATTTCTCGTATCGTTTTGGAGGCCTCATTTTTTTTCCATTCATAACAACATAATCATGTCGCCAAAACTGTTCTTTATGTTTTTCATAAAACAAACCGCCTATTCCGGGGCGACGAGACATTAAGGAAAACTCAGGAAGCCGACCGGCATAGTATGCAATAGCTTTATCACCCGTCATTTTATCAACACAATACCGAGCAACATAAGAAGCACTCTCCCAATCTACAGAACCAATCATGCAGTTTCCCTCTTTCCAAATCGCATCCAATTTTTTCGAGGTATAAAGTTTATTTTCCCTTTTATTAGAACCGTAGGCAGAGTTATAAGCGATGCCGTATTCCTTACAATCGGAGGGACGATAGCCGAATATAATGGCATGATAATGTGGCCTTGACGTTTGCCCTCCATATTCACCGACAGCATAATAACGCAATTTATTAGGATATATAGATTTTCTTAAACGTTTGAAAAAACGCTGAAGATCATCTTTAACAAGAGTATGGCCCACAGGCAAGCTATCGTTGCGATAAGTAAGAGTGACAAAACTTGATATAACGTGTCCCTTTGTTTCATGCATAATCCTAAGAGCCCATTGCCTGGACTTTTCTAAACGACATTGAATACATTGACCGCATGGAATAGCAATACCTTTAACATCAGTATAACTTTCAGCAAGTTTAAATGTAATTTTTCCCGTCGGGGATCGATACCCGACGAGAGGAGCCTTACAAGATATACACACTTATAAGCGGATACCACCTCGCATCATCATAGTGGAACCGGAGGAACTCAGGTTTTTCCGATGAGTACGAGACGCCGACCTTTTAAACGAACTACGACTAGCCGACCTACTTAACTTTTTTCTGAACATTTGTTTCTCCCGAACAGGCACAAAGCCGTTCTAATTTATCGTGAATACCGTTAGTTTGATAAACAACAGACATCCATTCTTGACAGATAGAGCATTTTTCTTGTTTTAATACTAAATCGAAGATATTAAATACTTTCGTTTCATATTTTATATTATTTAAGCCACTCATTTATCTTCATCCAATAATTTAGATTTCAAAACATCAGCAAATAACGTAAATATAACTTTTTTTAACTCTGAATCACCCTTTGAAGAAATCTCGATAAACGTAACAACATCAATAGCAATTTTAAGAGCCAATTGTCGTTGTTCTTTCGTCATTTTCAAATCATTCCTACTTTTAACAATCCGAATAATAGTATCAGTTACTTTTTTAATTTTAGCAAACATTTTTTTTCCTTTTTTATTTTTTAGATTTAGACACAATTAGCTATTTGGTGTCAGTCAGCACAGTTACATCAAGAGAGTAACTGTGCTTAAGACTACCGCAACCCCTTACGGGGTTTTTGGTTCCTCGGGAGGCGCCTTCGGCACCTCTACCGAGGGAGGCTTTAATAGCCCTAATACCCGGGCTTCTTCACGATT